ACACCAGTCCATGCGAATGTGTATCCAGCAGAAGGGGTCAATAGCCCAGGCTGAGGAGCAACATGGCAAAGAAGAGCCTTCTTACCATGAGCAAAGCCGTAGGCTTCTGCCGCACCTTCAACATTTGTTGCCTTGACTGCCTTTGCAACCATAACGCGAGGAATGTCGAACATTGCGGCCAACATATCGGTTGTGATTGTCTGTGATGATGTGTACTTGATGCGGTCTACAAGGTCAGGGTGATTCTTTAGTGACTTGAATACATCGTATCCAAGAACCAAAGTGTTCGCTTCCATACCTGTGTTTCCTAGAATTTCAGCCTTAGCCGCTTCTAGGTCAGAGATTGGGTCAGATGAAGTGTAATCACTCCATTGCTTTGTCTGTCCTGATGATGGAGCGCCAGCAACACCTGTTACATCGTCAGCCCATACACCAGTTCCGAAGAAATCGGATACCCATTGTAGTTCACGACGAAGCATCAAACGACGAGTAACGAACTCTGTTGCCTCACGAAGAGGGTTTAGAGGAGCGTCTGCGTTAGCAACAGTTTGGTCATCAACATCCTTGTGGAAAGCCCACACATCTGCTGAATATGTTCCTGTTGAAAGATTGTAACCGCCACCAGCAGATTCAGTTCCAGGCGCACGGCGTTGAGCCTCATCGCGGAACCAATCGTTCTTGGTGTAAGTAAAGTATTTATCGCTCTTCTTATCGACAGGGATTACTGGGAATACCTTGTCTGCGATAAAGTTATCTTGGTTCTGTAAGTAAGCAACCGAGATATTTGTAAGAATTGCGTCCACATGGACGGAATTGATATTTGGCTGTGGCATTTTTAGTTAGCCCCCTAGTTCGCTCTTGTTGGGTTTGAGCAATTAACAACGGCGGTGATGACTTCAGCATCGGCTCCTGCCGCTGTAAGTGCCTGACCTACAACATATTGAGTGGTGTCGGTTGTAGCAATCTTGTCTGCCTTACCTGCTGAGGTAACGCTCAAGAACGCAGGAAGTGTAATTGCTTCCCCTGCTACTAATTTAGTTCCACCTGAAACAAGAACTTCTGCTTCTTGTCCTGAAGTTGGAGCATTTTGCAAAACGCCAACTGGTACATCTGTGATTGCCGCGATAGCGACTGCCTCACCTGATGAATTCAACTTGACGAAGTTGTACTGCTTAGCGGAAAGGTCGGCACCTGCAACGAGGGTGACCTTTACCGAGTAATTGGAGATTTCGTATGCCATGTTTTAGGCACCTTTCTCGGATAGGTATTGGCTGTAAAGGTCAGGGTTTTTTGACGCAACATCAGCCATCGCCTGTGCGAATGACTTTGCTACACCCTCTTCAACAGCAGACTTAGCAAGCGTAGTCATACGCTCATAAGCATTGCCTGATTTGAAGTCCGCAGATTTGCCGATTTCTGCAAAAATAGATGCTGATTCAGCCTGAGCATTAACAGAAGAAAGAATCTCTTCAACGCTCTTTGCTAGTTCTGAATCTGTCTCAGACAAGCGACGAAGCGCTGGTCCAACTTTTTCAGCATTGATGTTGAGGTTAGCCCAACCCTTTGCCTTTTCGACTGCCTGTGCATCAGCACGGGCAATGCGCTCTTTGCGAAGTTCAGCGGTAGCCGCGTCTGCTTGCTTTTTTAAGTCTGTAATCATTTTAACAACTGAGCGAGGAGCGGACTTTAGATATTCCTCTTCCTCTTCCTTCTTTTCAGAATCCATTTTCATGGTTTCTTCTTCAGGCTTCTTTGAGTCCTCGTCCATCGCCATTACAACTTCCTCTTCAGGCTTTAATTCCTTTTCGGCGAGTTTGGCTTCGAGTTCAGCGATACGGGCTTGCGCCATCGCTAATTCTTCCTCAACGGTTTTTTCAACCTTATCTTCAGTTGCCTCGGTAGTTTTAATATCCTCCATGTTGGAGTCCTCCTTGGTCAGCGATTTGTCGAGAACCCTCTGAACTTCAGATTCGGATGCTGACTTCATTACAAGCCAACCTTCATGTAAGTGCGCTGGATGGTCTACGCCACTCGTTTCCTCGATGGCAAGATTCACCATTTTGCGGGTACGGGGTTTTGCCAATTTATGCTCCTAACAAACTAGAGGTAAGTTTTTTTAGCATAGGGCTAATAAAACTAACCTCGGGTCTTGACACGCTTAGAATACCATAGGTGTAATTCGAGCCTTTTATTGGTTAGCCATAACCCTTGTCTTAGCCAAGGCTTCAATCAAATTTGGCGATACCCACATTGAAAAAGGATTTTCGTTAGCCCAAAAACGAGCCAATCTAAAGTGATAATCGGTTTGGTCTATCTTCGTCCATACAAAAAAGGCTTGAGCGTCGTTGGGCAGATTTACTTGAATTCCAGCATACCCAGGCGGGGTTGAAACTCTTTGAGCATCAAGATTCATCGATTTAAGAATGTTCATCGTGTCATCAATGATGCTAAACATTAGTTCTTCTTTCTAGGATAATCCATTGTGTCCATCCACTTTGGGTCATCATAATCTAAATCCGAAAACTCGCCTTCAGAGTCGTCTTTGTAAGGAACAAAATCTCGCTTTGGGTTTTTAGGCTCTGAAGAATCTTCGCCCTCTGAATCATCACCATCGCCAGCATGACTAGACTGGTCGTGGTCGCCGTGCTTCTCAATATCTATTTTTTTTTTAGAGTGGAAACTTTATGTCCAACTTTAGTATCAGTTGGCTTGCCATCACGGTATAAAACAATTAACGCCGCAGGGTCATCTTCAGTTCCTTCAATTTCAAATGATGAATCAGGAACATTGATTTTGCCCGAACGCTCAATTCTTAAAACTCTACCTTCGGCTGTTCCACCTGATGCGTCCCATGAAACTTTGTCACCGACTGATACAGCCTTACTTAATACTATGTTTTTTTTTACAGCAACAGCCTCGTTAATAGATTTACCCAAACGGCGCATTGCTTCCATAACCATTGACTTTGCGTATCCGCTAAGACCCTTGAATCCGAACTTTCTAACATCTTCTTCAATCATCTTAAATTCATCTTCGTCCATACCAGCCAAAGGTCCCTTACGAAGTTCAAGCAACATTCTTAGGTCTTTTTTCATACAGTCTCTTCCTTCTTAGGTTTTTTCTTTGACGGGGACATTATTGTATCAACATGAACATCGGACACAGTTGGGTCGTTCTTTTCTAAGTCTATATCAACGAATAAACGCTCGGCTTTACCACCGATTGAGTAGCCGCGAATCTTTCCGTCAGTAACCATACTCCATGCCCAAGGCTCCCAAATCACACCGAGGAATACGGTGTTAGGTGGATATGTGTGTTCTAAATCTTCGCCTTCGGGTGTCTTGATTGGAACTGTTAGAGAGTATGGGAAAGCCATAACTTCTACCCATTCTCCAGCAACTACATCACGGTTATGCTGTAAACGGATACGACGGTCATTGCTTCGAACATAATCCCAAACCGCTCTTTGTAGTTCGTCTGAATCTGTCCACTCTCCGTGAGCATCTTCCATATCAGGGATGTACATTGCTCCAAGCGTGTAACGCTTTTCGCCTTCGGCTTTCTGTAAGTCAAACTTACCTAGAGCCTTTGTTGCGCTTTCAGTAAAGACATCAGGAAAAATCTGTCGGGCTACCTCTTCGGTAACTTCTTGGAATTCACCTTCGCCTTGAACTAGATAGCGCACAACATCAGCGTCGGGATTGTCTACCCAACTCTTTGTACGAATATCCCATCTGTCCTCGACCATGGATGTTTCTCCGCGCTCGAAACGATAAATGTTTATCGCCTCGCCATTCGCGCCTAGTTTTGCAAAATACCGCATACGGCTATACCTCCTCTCGTTATTGTCCACATAATATCAACCCCAGTTGATTTAGTCAATCCTGCTTGCTGAGCGGTTTCAAAAGTCTGAGTTACCAAGGTTCCAAGCGTTAAAAGTTTGCCCATGTTGGCTGGACGAGGGATTGCCTTAGCCTTATCCACCATTCTGTCCCAAATGGCTTGGCGCTCTGTATTGTCTTTAGAAGTACGGTAAGTCTCATAGTCAGTATGTAAATCAACTTCCTTAACTCTATGAGAGTTTGGAGTGTGAAGTTGTAGTTCTACCTTTACTCCGTCTTTGCTTATCTTGATATTGGTGCCGTCATAAGGGTCACCTGCTTGCCAAAAGTTTTTAACCGATTCAACTTTCCAACCAGTTTTTTCTAAAGCCTCTACTGTCTTTTCAACACCATCTGTGTAATTCGCTTCATCAACATTGAGTGTATATCTAACACCATCAGAGATTGCTCTAGCCGCCGCTTCTCTGTCTCCGCCATGGTCTTTCTCGGCATCAGCATCAATCTTGCGAGCGAGAGAATCTGTGGACTTTAATCTTTGTTCAAGAGAACTCTTGCCATCTAGTTCTGCAAAATCAGCATCAATAGTTTTAGCAATGCCTTCCATTAAAGATGTAATTACTGGCTCTACTGCTTCAGCATCTCTTCTAAGTCTTTCGGCTTCTTTAACCGCGGCAGGGCTTCGCTCTGATGATGCAGGTTTATCAGGTGCCATAGCGGGGCGACCACTCGAACCCTTATCTTCTCCACCACTACTTCCGCCATCCCGATTTCCGTGGTCGGCTTGGTCGTGGTCTCCGTGCTTTTCAACTTCGTTTTCATATCGTTCCACCATTGATTCTGCCCAAGCGAATCCAGCATCTCCGCCCCAAGCGTCCCAAGCAACTCGACCACCGCTAGGAAAACCTTTTTCTCCACGGGTAAAGCCAAGTGCTGTTTTATCTCCTTGATGCCTAGAAAAAAAAGATTTCATTCGCTTCAATGTTTCAACAGAAACACTTTCGCCTCGGGCTAATTGACCCGCTCTCGTTCTTCCAACTCTTGTAAATCCACCACCAGCAAGCCCAGCATCAATCCATTCGATTGCTCGTTGCGCCGCATCTCTTACTGATTGCGGAGGAGCAAAACTATCTTCGGCTTTTGTAACTGACTCAATACGCATTTGATAGCCATTGATAGTTAAAAAAGTTTTGATATTGCCTTCGGTATCACCCGTAGTTTTAATAACATCTAAGACGGCTTCGGCTGGTAATCCGCTAAGGCTGGTTAGGTCTACATTGTCGATTGAATCAATAAGAATTTCATAGTTGTCCCAATCATCTTTCGGGCGTTCCATTTTGCGTCTAGCCATCTCATTGAGAACGGTGTGGTGAACCTCGATTTCAGCCGAGGTAGGAGAGGCTGACTTATGAACATTCTCATGAAGCGCGAGTAGTTTCTCAGCGCTTAGATGAATTAGTTTAGGAGCAATATCCGCCATGTTCTAAGAATAGCGCACACTATTCTGACTGGGGTTTATTCTTTTCAAGTGCAGTTTCAATCATTTCCATCAACTTTAGTTCATCTTCGGCAGAAGCGCTTTGTTCGTTTTCCCATTGCGGGTTAGTCTTTTGCCATTCACGATAAGTCTGTTGAATGATTTTTAACTCTTCTTCTCGCTTTGTCATAATCTAATTATACCCCAGTTTATTTATTTTATCCACCTGAGACTGGTTTCTCTCTAGGGGTACCGTCATAGATTAAGCCGTCGCCATCCATGTCGATTGGTCCGTCCAAAATCTTACTACCCTCGGCTGTCAAAAATTTGACATAAGGCGTATACATACCTCTTAAGAGTTCTTTGCCAGTCCATGTTGAATCACCATCCTCTGTGACAAGAGGAGATTTTGAACCCAATCTTGCAAAGTCAGCAGGTTTTGGAAAATCATCATTTCGCATATCTTTTATGTTGCCTTCGCTATCTCGCATACGACCCAACAACACCTTGGCTTCTTGAAGGTCTTGTCCAAATTTCGTGGCTGACACACCCATAAGACCGCTGTTGCCAGTTTGGACTCTTCTTTCAGCGGATGCTATTTGGTCATCTAACTGAGAGGCAATAAAAGAAAGTTCATCTCTATTCCAATCAAATCCAGCGTTTGCCCAATGGCGAGCGCCATCTTCTAAACCAGCATTTAGAACTATGTGAGTAACTCCTTTAGCGATATACCAATCTTCAGATTGTTGTAAGAATTTTCCGCCAAAGCCTAGTCCTCTGTAATCTGCTTCTATTTCTAAAAGTTTATGCTCAACACTCCAAGTGCCTGAATTTTCATCTTTAGTAAAGACGCGGTGAATTGATTCGGTACTTACTACATCCCCACCGTCGTCATAAACAACTGATTTAACATGAATACCGTCTCCGTCTACATAAACTTCTTCTACTTCAGAGCGAAGAGTAATAGAGTCTCCATTGCGGTCAGAAGTAACTTCTACTCCATAAACTTCTTGGAAAGATTCTTTTAATGCTTCTGATACTTCAGGGTCTTTTAACGAACCGTATCCGTTTTCTCTTGCGAATTCCTCTAATTGGTCAGGATTGTCAGCGATATAGTCTCTTATTACCTGTTCGCGCCAACTGTCATAGTTGGCTAATTTTTCTGATTCTGACATTTCTTTGCCATCGAGAGATTCAAGCCTTGAAATTTTTTCTTCAATACCCTCTTCAATGATTGTATTCAAATATGAATCGTTATCAATCATCATCTCTGCTTTGTCGGCGTCTATTTCTGAAGTTCCGCCGCTCATCGCTTTATCTAATTCTTCAATAGAAGGTCCGCGGTCTTTCATGCGAGAGATGCGTTCAACATCTTCTTCGCTTCGACCCGTTGCCCAGTTGCCATGCTCGGATTGGTCATGCTCACCGTGCTTGATTACTGGTTTTAACCCATAGTCAAAATAAATTACTTTGAGGGTTTTGCTAACTTCGCCCAAATCTCTTTGGCGTAAGCGTCTATCTGCTCGTCCGTCATGTTCGACATATCGGGCAGTTCTACTGCTTCGAGTTTTTTCGATGCCACCTGTTCCTCCTGTATCTATCTCTTTGAAGTTTGCTACATCCCAAATTGAGATTTGGTCGCGGTCACGACCCCGAGAGATAGCCTCCCCCTCGTCCTCAATGTTTTCGGAAACATCAAGGTAAACCTGTCCATCATCTGTATTATGCCATAAACCGAGGTAGTTATTCGAATTCTTGAACTCAGATTTATGTTGTTTCATGTAGGAGGAAAGAATCTCAGCGCCTTTAGCCTCATCAAAAAAATCGTCAGCCTTGACTATCGCCGCGAACTTCTTACCCTTGGCAACCATAAAGCCCTTAGTAGGCTCAGAACCGTCTTTGAGGCTTACTGAAAGACCGCCATTCTCCTTAACCCTCTCAAGGGTTGAGCGGACAATCTCAGGGGCTACCTCGACCCCGTGCGCCCATGAGCCGTGCGATGACTGGTCGTGGTCACCATGTTTGAAAACTGGTTTGTATCCAACAGGTAAAGTAATTTCAATAGTCATTAACGACGCCTATCGGGAGGAATTATCACCATGGTACAGCGACAGTTGGGATGAACTCTGCCTGGGGTCTCATGACCGCTGGAGAATGTTTCGTTCCAAGGAACTATCTCACCATCTAATTCAGAACAAATTTCGCAGGTGCGTTCATCTTGAGCAATGACCCACATCTTTTGTGCTTCAACATCTACATAACCCTCTTTAGCCGCTTGGTTCCATCCCTCTTGGCGTCCTTCGTTCTGAGCAATTTGAATCTCTGTACGAGCAATCATCGTTGCTCTTTTACTCTTAAGAGAATTTGAATAGCGGGTTGAGCGTTCTATTGCGCGAGCGCGAGCGGTTGCCTCTTTGATTCCGCTCTTAACTAAACGGTCAAACTCTTTCTTCTCAAAGTTAGTAACTGCTTTTGCCCATTGAGGATGAAGTCCTACAACATTTTTAATTCTTCGGGCTGTTGCTCTGTAATCTAATTGCTCGTTGAAAGCATCAATGATTGCTTGACGAACTGAGTTACGGGTAAGGGAATCAATCGAGACTATCAACTCTCCAGCACGGCGTTGAGCAAAGGCTAAAGAGTTTGGGTTTGTCTTATCAAAAGACATTACAAATTCGACTTTAGGTGGCTTAGGTTGCGCCCATGCTGGAAGTTTGGTGAACTCCATGTTAGCCATCGCAGGTTTGTTATCTACCTTAACCTTAGAAGGCAAGAAGGCTGGCAAGGCTAATTTTGGAGCAATGCTTTGAATCTGCTCAATCGCCTCTTTACCGCCAAGGTCAATAGAGGCTAAAAGGCTTTGCTGAATTTTCTTTTGATTGGCAATGGTGATTGTTTCAAGCAAGCGCTCTAAAGTTTCGGGATTCATATTGCGAAGCAAACTCTCAAGTTGCTTCATAGAAATTTTGTCCGTGGCTCGCTGAATTGAGTCGTACAAAGTACGAGCAAGGGCTTGCTCTTGAGGTGTTAGAGGAACTCGCTTTTCTCGCGCCTTAGCGAAATGAATTGCCATCTCTAACCAACTTCAGGGAGTTTCGGAGCCTCAGTTTGAGTAGGAGCAGGAGGTAATTCTTCTTCGCCTGATGTTGTTGGTTCTTCAGGCATAGGAGGAATTCCTTCACCTTCAGGCATAGGAGGCATACCAAAATTCTGTCCATCGTGTTCGGCAGGTGGCAGACCAGCCAAGTCGCGTAGATACTCTTCCAACTTAGGGTCAGGAACTATTGCACCTGAAGCAACCAAGTTACCAACGAATCCAGCAATCTCATTCAAATCAACATGGCTTACTTCACCGTATGTTAGATAAGGAGCGCGAGAAACATCCATGCCGTTAAGTTTTAACAGGCGTGGGATAGCGTGTTGGTTAATTACTTCAGCGATGTTCTTAGCGATTGAATCAACTGACATTGACCACAAATCCATCTTGGAAGTTCCAAGGGCATAAGAGCCAACTCGGTCAGAGCCAAGAAGAATGAAATCAGAAAGGATTGACATAGCAATTCTTTGGTCATAGCGCTGAATAATCTTGTCTGTATCAAACTGGCGAGAACCGCCTGAAGATAGAAGAACTAAATCAAATACTTTGTGTCCTTGGTCGTCATACATAGAAGGCATGACGATTCCTTCTTGCTCGTTACGCTTGATAGATGTAACGATGTTTTGAATAGTTGCTAGAACTGAGGCTTGCTCGGCTGTTGCAGTAGATGAAAGAAACTCAGGTGGCACATAAGCAACTGGCAAACCTGCTAGGTCGCGCTCAATACCGATTGCTTCGATTTCCTCAATACGACGCTTGAAATACCAAGAGCGGTAAGCGTTACGAAGGATAGAGCGACCTTCAGGGTTATTCTTTTGTGAACTGGTACGGAATAGTAAAGACTTCTCGATTGGAATGTGGTGGATACCGCCCGAGGATGGGTCTACTTGAACCATTCCTTGAATTCCGCCGTCATCATCCATCATCCATCGGAATAAAGTTTCTTGAGCGCGGATTGGCATTTTACGCCAGCCGATACGACCATCATTGAATTTAGATTTACGCTGAGGGTCTTTGCTATCTCCCTCGCGGACTTTGTAAACAATTTCGTGATATGAAAAACCAAAGACCAACATTGAAAGCATCTGAGATAGAGCAGAGTCCCAAGACTCACTCATATCGTGTAGACAAGATTCTACGAACACCGCAACTTCTTTATCTTCAGGAGAAATCTCTCCGTCTTTAGAATTATCAGAGTATGGGTCGATGCGCC